GGTTCGAAGTCGCCGTTCGCTGCACCGGTGAAGAAGGTCCGGTGCGGGCTGACATTTCTGATCTCCCCCCCGGCATGGTTCCTCCCGGGCCCTTTTCGTATACGGGGGGGCGCAGCGCGCCATTTGGCTAGCGCGTGGCTTTTTCACCGGGGAATCCACTTGGAATCCACCTTGGCCAGTTTTTGCCAGAATTATCATACAGGATCAGGGACTTAAGCGATCACCTTTCTGGCTAAAGTGGATTCTTTTTGGAATCCACTTTAGCCAGTTTAGCCAATTTGAGGAATCCACCTTGGCCAAAAGCCACAGTAGAAGCCAGCCAAGATACATGTGACTCCGATTCACATTTTGTGTTGACATTTCTAGCCCCCTTGACCTACCTATACATCATTGAAAAATTGCGCCCGGAGGATAACCCTCGCGGGCGTTTTTGTTTTCCTCCACATCGCGGATGCCAATTCTGTCGCTGCCACTTTTGGCCGCGCGCTTTGCTTGTCCGCCCTGTCCCAAATGAGCACATCCCCTATGGACCTCGTCTTCGCACCGCGCCATATTGAGACGTGGCCGATTGACCGGCTGCGGCCCTATGCCCGCAATGCCAAAATCCACGGCACCGATCAGGTTGCCAAGATCGCGGCCAGCATGGCCAAGTTCGGCTGGACCGTTCCTTGCATGGTGGCTGACGATGGTGAGCTGATTGCAGGCCATGGGCGCGTGTTGGCCGCCATCATGCTTGGGCTGAAGGATGTGCCGGTGATCCGGCTCAGCCACCTCGACGAGGATGATCGCCGGGCTTACCGGATCGCCGACAATAAATTGACCGAGCTGAGCGAATGGGATGATCCAATACTGCGCGACGAGATCGCGCTGCTTCTGGCCGTGGATTATGACCTCGGGCTTCTGGGGATCGTCGATGAGGATCTGGAAGCCCTACTGCGCGATCCGGATCAGCAGGATGGCGGTGCGGTTGAGGGTGAGGATGATATCCCCGAGCCACCAGCGACACCGGTGTCAGTTCTTGGCGATCTCTGGCAGCTCGGGCCGCACCGACTGATCTGCGGTGATAGCACGTCGGCCGATGCGGTCGGGCAGCTGTTGGAAAATGTAAAGCCGCAGCTGATGGTGACAGACCCGCCTTATGGCGTGGAGTACGATCCCAGCTGGCGCAACCAGGCGGGCGCTGCCAAAACCAAACGCACCGGCAAAGTGCTGAATGATGATCGGGCCGACTGGCGCGAGGCTTGGGCGCTATTCCCGGGCGATGTCGCCTACGTTTGGCACGGCGCGCTGCATGCGGCAGAGGTGGCCGAGAGCCTCATGGCGGCTGGCTTCAACGTACGGTCGCAGATTATTTGGGCCAAGGACCGGCTGGTGCTCAGCCGGGGCGACTATCATTGGCAGCATGAGCCCTGCTGGTATGCCGTCAAGAAGACCGGCAAGGGGCATTGGGCGGGCGATCGCAAGCAGACCACGCTGTGGCACATTTCAGGCAAAGACCAAGACGCCGCCACAGTGCACGGCACCCAGAAGCCGGTTGAGTGCATGCGCCGCCCAATCCTGAACAACTCAAGCCCCGGTCAGGCCGTGTACGAGCCCTTCATGGGATCCGGCACCACGCTGATCGCGGCGGAAACCACGGGCCGGGTCTGCTACGGGATTGAATTGAACCCGGCATATGTCGATGTAGCCATCGAGCGCTGGCAGGCCTTTACCGGCAAAGAAGCTGTTTTGGCTGAAAGTGGAGAGACCTTCGGGACACTCAAATCGCAACGGCTGACCGCGTGATGCAGTCTCGCCGCCTATCACTAATTGAGGCTTTCACCAATGTGGTGGTGGGCTATGCCCTGGCGCTCGCGACGCAGATCATCGTGTTCCCATGGTTCGGCTTGCACACGAGCCTTGGTGACAATCTGGCGCTGGGCGCAGTTTTTATGGGGATATCCCTGCTGCGCAGCTATGCGCTGCGCAGGTTGTTCGCGCGTTTGAGGTAATGGCCGAGGTCAGGCCACATCAAGTTTATACACGGTGCCCCGCTGATCAACCTTTTCGGAGATGATCGGCAGTCCAAGCTTCTTCTTCAACCCGCCCGAGATCATGCCTCTGGCAGAATGTGCAGCCCAGCCGGTCACCTCAACGATTTCGCTGATCGAGACGCCTTCGGACCGCTGAATGAGCGCGATGATCTTCGCCTGCTTGGTGCCAGCGCGGATAGCGATCGGCTTGGGCGTGACAGGATCAGTCAACGCTTCGGCTTCATCCTTCGGCGCAGAGGCCAGGTCCAGTCTGGACATGCGCAGATTGTTCATGGTGGTCGCCACCACCGGCTCTATCCCGATCGCGGCAAGGCCAGCTTCTGTCGCAACCAGCGTGGTGCCGTGGCCATCGCCTGTTTCGCGCCAAAGCGGCTCGCCGCGCCGAAGGTTGGCCTCGACCTCTTCGAGCCAGCCGCGTGTGATCATCGCGGTCACCGCCTTTTGTGCGGCCGCCCCATGCAACCCCTTGGGCAGCGGCATGGCCAGATTGTCAGGACGCGTTGCGGCGCGGCTGAGGATGATGGTCTGGGTGTCGGTGAGTTTGGGCATCTGGGCCTTTTGTCGTCATGGGCATGTCGGGGTCGGGTTCTGGGTCAGTCGCTTTCGGCCATGGCTGAGGCGATGGCGAAATGCTGCACCCAACCCGTCAAGTAGGGCAGCCCTGCGGGGATCCCGTCGCAGCGCTCGATCTTGCGGCTGATACGCCAGTCCTGCCAGCGGCGGATCGCGGATGCGATCGCAGTCTCGGTATCGATGTTGCAGCCAGTCATGTTGCCGACCACATCGTCGGCGAAGTGGCGACCCATGCGGCTGTCGAGGAAATCACGGATGCCGATCATCTCGTCCTCGCTGTCGACGCCAATGGCATCAGCGATCAGGCGCAAGGCGAGCGTCCAGACCTCCGCGCTGCGGCGGTCGCGATGCGGGCAAACAGTCAGGGCCCGGAAGAACCCGTAATCCTCGTTGCGGCTGGGTAGAATGGGGTGCGTGGTCATAGTGGTGGCTCCGTGGTCTTCGGACAGGCAGTTCAGGGAGGGATTGGTCATTGGGCTGCGCCTTCGGGGGCGTGGGCTTCAGGGTTGAGTTCAATCCATCCCCCGTCCCGCCAGACGTAGAGGTGGCAGAGCTGACAGGTCGGGCGCTGCAGGATCACTGGGTCGCGGGGCGGATCAAAGCAGTCCAGCGCGTCCGCGCGCACTTGACGGATTTCCTTCGCCGCGAGGATGTCCTCGGGCGCCCAGCGGGCCAGCGCTGGGAGCATATGGGCAGGGTAGCCGTCAAAGTGACAATAAATGTGGGCCCATTCTCCGGGTCCGATCTCGATGGCGATCTGCGCGCGCGTGCTCATGACTGTCTCCTTGTTGCGGTGTTTGCGCGGGCTCAAATGAACCCGTGCTGTTTTAGGACGGAGACAACATCGGCCAGCTCGATCGTCAGGCAGTCGATCCCGATCCGGCCCGCCATCTCGAAGACCTCAGCGTTCAGGCTGATGTCGTTGAAATGGCCCTGCAGCGCGGGCACGGTCATGGCCTGAGTGAATCGGCTGCGGTCGATGAAAATGCGTGTCGTGTCAGAAGTGGTGGCGATGGCCATGTGCGTGTCCTTTCAGGAGTGGGGTGTGGGCGTGTGGGGATTCAAGCGGCGCGGCGTCCAGCCTCAAAAGCCTCCTCGAGCGCCGCGCGGATGGACCAGACGGCGACATCATGGAAGTCGAGGCGGTCGCGGTTGCGGGTTTCCAGCGTCTCGACGGTGTGGAAATGCTTCGCTGCGATCTCCAGCAGCAGGGCTTCGCTGGGGGCTTTGGCGAGGGTGGTGGTCTTCGTGGTCATGGCGTTGTCTCCGGGGCTGAGTTGCATCTTTTCCTGCACCCAGAGTCACTCTATGTGGGAGTGTAATCAACTGAATAAGATCATTATTCTCATTTAGTTCCAATATGTTAAGGATATTCACAGCGCCATGGAAGGTATGTCTGAACGCGCCTATGCCGACCATTCCAGGCTCTCACGCGGGGCCGTGCAAAAGGCACGCAAGACCAGGCGGCTCGTCCTGTTTCAGGACGGTTCGATCAATGCTGCTGCCTCGGATGCACGGCGCGGGTCCATGACAGACCCCGATCAGCAGATGCGGTCACGAGGCGGGATTGCCAGTGGCAGCGATAGCGCAGCAATCGGCAGCAGCGGGGTTTCCGGCCCGGGCGACAGCACGTCCTATCTAAAAGCGCGCACGGCCCTAACGGTCTACCAAGCGCAGGAACGCCAGCTATCGCTGCAAAAGAAAAAGGGGACGCTGGTCGATCGCGCCCGGGCCGAGGCGCTGGTGTTTCGTCTGGCCCGCCAAGAACGCGATGTCTGGGTCACCTGGCCCACCCGCGTGGCAGCCCTCATGGCCGCACAAATATCCGCAGAGATGGAGAAAGCATCGGGAGCCCCCGTGACGATCAAAACTGCGATCCTGCAAAGGGTGCTGGAAACCCATGTCCGAGAGCAGCTCACCGCCCTCGCAGACCTCAGGGTCTCGCTTGCATGAGGGTGATCATGATCACAGCCTGAACGACGGCGACCTGACCGAGGGGCTCGACCTCGGCTTTGACGGCGCCGAGGATATCCTGCGCATATGGCGTCAGGGGATGCGGCCCGATCCGGATCTGACAGTCTCGGAATGGGCCGATGCGCATCGCAAGCTGTCGTCCCGCGCCAGCGCGGAACCCGGGCAATATCGCACCGCGCGCACGCCCTATCTGCGCGAGATCATGGATGCGCTGTCACCGCGCCACCCGGCGCAGCGGATCAGCTTCATGAAAGCCGCTCAGGTTGGGGCCACAGAAGCAGGTAATAACTGGATTGGCTTTGTTATTCACCACGCGCCAGGCCCGATGCTGGCGGTGCTGCCCACGCTGGAGATGGCAAAACGTACCTCGCGGGGTCGGATTGATCCGCTGATCGAGGACAGCCCGGCGCTGCGGGAAAAGGTGAGCCCGGCCCGCTCGCGGGACGCGGGCAATTCGATGCT